GCTGTAATTTCCAAGCCACCTTGTTTAGCATAAGTGTACGGGTCAACTACAATATCGATACCAGACCACAAACCGATCAACAGATCCTGAAAGTTTCCGAACAACATAGCTGAGCATACACCACTAGAAGTTCCCTTGGTTAAATTGGATGGGATTTGATTTGTGAATAATGCCTCATACCCAAGCAAATCGCTTCCTTCAAATAAGAACTCTCCAGAACCAGCATCTACCGTGTTTTTACGCATAGCACCTCTAACCGCCGAGTTTGTTATGAAACGTAAGTTACCCAAATCTGCGTTTGCGCTGGTAATTGCCGATTCAAGATCAATAACCGCATTTCTCGTAATAGCACCGCCGTTCACACCGATAGCCACCGAACCAATTCCAGTTGTATTTAATACGCCAGTCGGTTCTGCACCAGCACCAGAACCATTAAATGCCGCTCTGTCTAACTCTAAAGCTAGCGTCGTTGCTAATTCTCGCTGGATGAATGAATCAATCATTAGGTCAGACTGTAACTGCAATTTACGTGTGGCGTAAGTAGTACCACCTAGTGATTTAGGTGTCATATTAACTAGGTCAAACGCACCATCACTTGTAGTTAATTGTGCATCTTCAGCCACCCAATACCCTGTCGCACCACCTGTTTGGCGCGGGATTGAAATGTCGCCTTGCAAGCCGTTTAAGATATTCGCAATTTGCATAACGAATGATTTGTTGCGCAATAGGTCAATCATAGAGCCAGTCATTAAATCTGTGCTTACCGTGTTACCACCTGCGGTAGCTGTGCCAACCGACATAGCACGATTCATAACTTCGTAGGGAAGCATTAAGCCTCTGGCTTCTTTTCCTAGCTTGGCTTGTACGGCCCTTGATGCCTCGAACTCAAATGCCGCTGCTTCTTGAGCCTTAATATCTTTAGGATTAGCAAGTGCTTTAAACGCTCTAGCCAGGCTGAATCGCTTAGTTTCGTTTTCTGTCATGCCGATATTTTCATCTACATCGGTCGTAACTTTACGAACGTTATTCATTGAGCCTAATACCGCTTCCCTAAACTCTTCTAGTGTCTTACCATTTTCAATAAAGCTTCTAGCCATATCCGTTTTGCCGAATTTATCACCAATAGCTGATATTTCAGTAACGCGGCTACGCTCTTTCTTTAATAGATCATGTGTTTCATCTGTTACGGTTACGCTGTTTACAGCTTTTTCATTAACTTCTTCATTCTTTGACATTTTACTATCCTCTTTTGAGTATGTTTTTACGTTTTCTAATGACCTTCCTACACCAATGTGCGGGTCTGCTGGGACTGTTACAATACTAATCTCAAATGGTTCTAAATCGGTCACCACAACCGTATCCCCACTTTCAACATAGTCACGTACATAGTACCCAAATGAAATTGACGTTAGAATCCCACCTCTTACGTCAGCTTCAATTTCCTTAGCCTTCTCGCTGCTAGCAAACTTAATTTGCGCCCTTGCGATGCCGTCAGCATCCACCCTAGCGTTTTTAACAACCCCAACATAATAATCGCGGTGGTGATTGAATAATACTTGGGCGTTGTTGTTTAAGCGTGACAAATCCATCCCTGACAAGTCCAGCACCTCAATAAACCCGCCCCTATTTACTGGATATTTACTGGCAAATGCTATCTCAATATTATTATCGTCATCACCACTAACGCTCATGGTTAGGCTTCTAACATGAACTGTATCCTTAATATTTAATTTATTTTTTAACGACATTTTCACCATCCTTAATGCTAATACCCATTTCTTTCATTTTTTCATTTTCCTCTGCAATCTCGCTAAACACATCTTCTGGGTCACGCCCCCTGTCTTTGATTATCTCGCTTAACGATTTTGTATTCATATTGTAGGCATTCATGTTGGCCTTTTCGTCCTTGTCTGGATCAACCTTGAACCATCGTCTGGCGTGGAATGAGTGCGCCATAAACTTATCGAACTTGCTAAATGGTAACGCCTCTATTTTACCCAAAGATAAAGACATCGTAAGCCACTCGTCGAATAAGTCATTCATTAGCTTAATCAAACTTGCCTGCCATATTTTCCATGTCTCACGCGCCTCATTGGTTGACCCGCGATAAGATGATAAGTTTACTTTCTCCAAATCATCTGTTAAGTCAGCGTATGACATTCCCCACCCTGAAGCCAGCTTCCTAAGTTGTTGTTTCATAAAAACGGCTAGTTGCTCGTGTGGGTATTTTGGGTCATGTGGAACATAGTGCTTTCCAAATGGTAGTTCTTCTATTGAGCCAGCTTGAAACTCAGTAATAATACTACCATCATCAGCTTCATAATCTCCAGTATAATCACTCTCTACGGCTTCCGTGCTTTCAATAAAGCCCATCTTTGTTGCGCCGTGTCTGGCGGCTACTAATGCACTTTTCTCTATCTCGTTTATTTGGTGTATCGTATTAACTGATGACCATGTTTCAGGCGTCCCATGCGTCTGCCCGATATATTTCACCCTAAAATCATAGATGACGTCTTTAGCGGGTATTACCAAGTATTGTTGTCCTGTATTAGGAGAATGGTAATTACCAAAATACTGGTCTTTAATGTAATATTTAAGTGGCTTTCCCGTGTAATCAAACTCAATTCCACCGACAATCCTATTTTTACCAACTGATTCATTTAAATAAAGGTCTAAACGTGTATTGTCAATCGGTTGTATAGAGAACCCATACTTTCCAGCTTTTCTCCCACGGTGCTTTATCGCTAAAAATGACCCGTCAACAATGATAGATTGCACCCATAGGTGACATATTTCCAACATCGTCAATTCTTGGTTATAATCAATGTGCTTTCCATCACAAAAAGCTTTCCATTCTCTTTCTATGAATTTTCTGGCTAACACATCTGGCGACCCGTCGTTTTCAACTACTGTTGAGGCGAAAACAGGTGGGTGGTCTCCAACTACATTTCTTTGTGCTGATAATACAAACTTTCTTAGATAGTCGGAATTGTGATAAAGCGTTCTCGATCTAGCGCGTACCTTGAACAATGAAAAAATAACGTCTGCATTGCTTTCGGTGTTTGACACGCTTAAGTCTTTTAGCAACCTGTCTGAATACCCTGCGGAATCAATAATACTTGATCTGTGGTATTTTGCTCTACCTTCTCTTTTAGCTTCTTTTCTTTTACGGAAAAAATTAAACACTACCTAAACCCCACAAGTATTTTACCTGTAACTTTACCCTTATTTAGTCTTTCTTTTCTTAGTTCATTTGCGTACATTATTTTATATTTTTCATACCAAAGCATTAATTCATTAGGCGGGATTCTTGATAGCGCTCTGCCTTCAATCATATAATATATCTGATCCGAACCTGCTTTACCCTCGATCATAGCTTCTAGTGCATCAAGAACTTTCTTTACGTGGCTTCTATTGTCATGGCCTAATGGTAAGCTAGCAAAATCTACAACGTAAGTGACAATTCCGCTATCGAAATAGAACTTACGCCCAGTTGAATTTTCAACGGCAACTCCCTGATAACGATAGTCCCCCGGCTCGCCTTCTACTTCTGACTTAAATGTATAGCTTTCATCCGCATTGCTAACGACTTCCACACTATGACTAGATGATTCGCCAACAAAAGTGTAGGTCACTGCATGGGTGCTTGATGGGTAGAGATTTAACGTAAAATCGAACTCTAACCACTGTCCGATAACGACCTCATTATACTTAAACAATACGTTTTCCCCTTCTAGCGGCAATAACAAGTTTTCGGTAATTTATTTCATTATCACCGTTTTTATCTTTATTGTCAACGACTTCCATGTTTTTGTTCAAGTTGTTTGTCTCTTCTATAAAATGCCAGTTTGGCTGTAAAATTTCTACCGCTGCATAAGCGTAACATCTACAGTCGAATGCCTCATTCCTTTCTCTTATTTTTTTCCATATTTTTTTGATTGAGCCATTTAACGACCTCTTTTCTATCTCTCGTTCGGCAGTCATTTGTAAGAAAAACTCCTTATCAAGAGTATCAATAAAGTTAGCGTACCCGTTAGCGTCTGGTCTTTCAATTGATAACATCTCAGACACTTGTTTTTTTATCGCATCAGTACCAAGCGTGTACAAGTCAATCGTCCTTCCTTTTGCGGCTGTTGCTTTCGTTGGCTTATTTACGTGCGGGATTCCTTCTCCACCTCTACCTTTGATTGCATAATACCTACGACCACGATTGTTATATATCCACCGATATGTTTGCTTTGTGTGATGGCCGCCAGTGTCTATAGCCAAGGCATCAAACTTATATTTATCAAGTCTAGCGTCTAAGTCATTCCAAAATGTCGAGAAATTTGGGTCTCCGTGAACAACCTCATATCCAAGCGCCCAAGACTGTTTTTTCCTATTCCATCCAACAACTTCAAATTCAGCCCTGTTGTCTTGCATATCGACACCAAGCGTAATGATATGATAGCTATCATGATCCTCTTCTGTATATTTCCTTCTCCTTGTAAACAACCCTTCCATATTTATTTTTCTACCGTTTTCCTCCCATGGCTCACCATGAAATGTATTTACATGCACTCGCAAAGATGAATCACCTTTTTTCTTAGACGATAGAAAGTCCTCTACAATATCAGCATAAGTGACATACGGGGATAACCATGAGCCAATTTTAAATGATACTATATTATTATTATCAGGCTTCGCTGTCTCTTTCCATTCACCATTAGCGACCTGTTTTGCTTTGTATTTTTGCTCATTTTTTTTATGGCAATGTGGGCACTCCATAGCGGCTGTTTTAGGAATATGTTCGCCATCCTTCTTTTCCCAAACCATATATTCCCATTGCATATCAAACCATTTATTGCAGTGGTAGCACTGAATTTCATATACGGACTGAGTACCAGATAGATACCCTTTTTCAATTGCTGAACTTCCACTGATATTAGGCGTGGATACCATTATAATTTTTCTATTAGAAAAAGTTGCTGTTCTTCTCTTTGTCAACTCAGGTGCGCTGCCTTCTTTTGTAACTTCGTACCTATCGACTTCATCCATTAATAGCACACGTATAGGACGAGATGCCATTTGCGCTGGCGAGTTAGCCCCAATCATTGATAGTGCCCCACCCAAGAATGACTTTTGTAAAATTGTGTTAGCAGAACTTCTTGTCTTTGACATTGAAAATATATCGGACAACACCTTAGTGTCCCTAATCATAGGTGTTAATCTATCACGCGAAAATGTTTTAGCCATTGCCTCAGTCGGTTGAACAACTAATATTGGGCAGGGGTCATAATGAACAAAATAACCAATAATATTTAATATTAATTCCGTCTTACCAACTTGAGATGAAGACATGATAATGACATTCTCTATATTTGGATTTAACACCGCATCCATAATACCACGCATATACTCAGTTCTACTTGTTCTCCATCTGCCAGCTTCTGCCGAACTTTCAGCTGGTAACATTCTAAACTCGTCAGCCCACTCGGATATGGTCATTTTCCTTGGCGGCTTCAATGAACGCATAGCTTCTTGAACTATTTTTCTAGGTGTCATATTCAGACAATTCCTCTAATATTTGTCTTATCTCTGTTTCCATTTCATCCTCTATCAGTACAGCGTCAAGTAATTCTATAGCCCTAGGCGCCATTTTTTTTGGTACAAGTAGCATCCTTGTTTTTATTTTAGTTAATGCAGAAGTGAACTCGCTAAGTACCTCATCTTTTTCTACTAACTGGTTCTTTAGCTTTTTATTTATCATTTCTTGCTCTTCTGCTTTGAGCATATCTAGACGCTCTTTGTGTGTTCTCGGCTCTTCTAAGGATTTCTCAGCATTCTCTTTTTCTTTTAACGCCATTAACCCGCTATACACATCATAAATACGGTATTTTTTCCTTTTGCCATTACCTTCAATTTTTGATGGCTCTACATTAGCTTTGTTAATCTTATCTTTAAGGCTATTTGTAGCAATTCCAAAAACGGCACCAAGTTCAGTTACTGAATAATCCTCATACAGTCCATGCTTTTTACCCCTCATAGCATCCCTTTATATTGTTAGTTTATCTAATTTTATCATATACCTATACTATTGAATCTACATTTTGAATTTTTAAATTTTTTACTAGCGAAAAACCGCTTTTTTGTATTGTTCTAATCTATTAACCAAAGTATGAGCATTTTTACTAGGCAAGGACTGCGCGCGGCGTTTAACCTCCCTCGAGGCCCCAAGGTAGTACCTATTAGGATATGATTATATTAGAATATGCTTATATGCGGATATGCGGATATGCTGATATCACGGTATAGGGATATGCTTATATGATCATTTACTTATATTAAGATATTAGGATATTAAGTTATTATTGTATCCTGATTTATATCAAATGATATTAAATCGACGCTGCAGAAGCAGATGCAGGAACATGAA